ATAGTTTCTAACTTTCTTAAGTGGATGATTTCCTCTGGGTACATTTCCCGTTTTAATAGAGAAATGGAACTAGGGGCTAATTACTTGTTAGAGCGCGGATTGCTTATTAGCTACGTAGGTTGGCACTCAGAGGACAGGAAGTTCCTTCAGAGGCTGGACCTTAATCAGATTGCCCAAGTTAGCCCTGAGTTAGCAGAGATGATCCTTTCTGGGCAGAACGAAGATCAGATGGTATCTATGCTGCAACGCACGTTTGATGGCGTTACAGTTAAGCGAGCAAAGAAGGCACTAGCTGAACTAGCGGATGTTGGCTCTGCTGAGTTGCCAGTTGTTCGTCGTCAGGTAAATGCACCAGAGGTAAAGACATTAGCTCCTGATGGGGACTTTATTTTTCCTCCGTATGTTACAGATCCACAACGTGCGCCTTACTGTTTCTGGAAAACGTACTACACTGCACAGGAGCTAGAAAATAAAATAGCTACTGACGGATGGAACGAGGATTTTGTTGATTTGGTCATAGATAGATACCGTGGTGTAAATATAGACTCTATAGAAAGGGAGCAGGAGGGACGGCGCTCTTTGAGCCTTACTGATAACGCCTACGAGGCTGAAGAGCTAATAGAGATAGTTTACGGGTTTCAACGTCTAGTTGACAAGGAGGACGGCTCCGAAGGGATATACTGCACAGTATTCCACAAGGAGTTCAGTGGCGATGGTGATGTGCCTGGGTTCGCAAAGTTCGAGTTGCTTAATGGCTACGAGGACTACCCAGTAGTAGTTACTAAGCTATCTGAAGACAGCAAGCGACTGTACGACACGATGACTGTCCCAAGTCTACTCAAGGGAATACAGCAACAAGTAAAAATAGAACGCGACAGCCGTATTGACAGGAATAGCCTTGCTACCGTCCCTCCAATTTTGCACCCAGTAGGACAAGCTCCTACAGACTGGGGTCCAGGAAGGTACGTCCCGTATCGTCGTAAGGGCGATATTGATTTTGGACCTACTCCTCCGTACAATCAGGGATCTCTTGAAATGGAGAAGACAATGGAGCAGCAAGCAGATAGGCTTGTTGGTTTAGATGAAGTGTCTCCAATTTCGCAGATTAGGAAGCAGTTCTTGGTAGATAAGTTCCTTAGCCACTGTGCTGAAGTTGTTTCGCAGTGCTACCGTTGCTTCCAGCGATTCGGCCCTGACCAGATATTCTTTCGGGTTACAGGCGTACCTGACCCACAAATGTTTAACAAGGGGAACGCTGATGAAAACTTCGACGTTACAATTAGCTACGATGTTCTTAACACGGACCCAGAAAAACAAGAAAATAAACTAAACCAGATGGTTTCCCTCCTACAGCTAGACCGCAACGGGAGGATAAATGTAGATAACTTGCTAACATTAATAGCAGGTTCAGTTGATCCAGTGTTAGCTGATGGGGTTCTTGAGCCTGTTGAAGTTGCACAAGAGAAACTACTTAAAGATATTACAGATGACTTATCAAAAATTTATTCAGGAATCGAAGTTCCAGCACGTCCGTCAGGCGCTCAAGCAGCTCTGCAAGTTATTCAGCAGTACAGCCAGCAGCCTGATGTCCAGAAGCGTTTGCAAGAAGATGAGGCTTTTGCTGCTCGTCTTCAGAAATACGCTGGACAGTATCAGTTCGCTATACAGCAAGCTCAGAACGCGCAAATAGGTAGGATCGGGACACAACCAGCGGAAATGGGTGGGGTACAAACTCAGAATATGCAGCAGTAATGAACATAGAAGACGACCTAAAGGCCCTATCTCACCACGAACATTTTGCAAGATTCATTCAGCTTATTAATGCTCTTCGAGAAGAGTGCATAGCTGATATGCACGAAGCTAACACAGAAAAGCTTCAACAACTTTCGGGACGGATAATTACTTACGATCAGATTCTGCAAATGGTTGACTGGCAGAGTCTACAAAAGAAATTTTCATCCATCCTATAGCATAAAAAAAGTGTGCTATAATTAGGCTTCGCCATCGCTCGGCGTTAAGGAGTGGAAACAATTATGTCTAACGAAGTTATCTCGGTTGACGCTGAATCCGAACAAAACTCAGTGGGAAATATATCAGCGGAGGATTTTGTCATCCAACGCTTAGGGCAGACTCAAGGAGAACCTGTTGAGGATACTCAGGAAGTTCAAGAGGAAGAAACCCTAGAAGAAGCGGTTGAATCCGAAGAAGAAGTTATTCAGGAAACTGAAAACGAACCTTCTGAAGAAGAGACTGAAGATGTTCTTTCACAGTACAACTTAGATGATTTATCTGAGGATGAGCTTAAAGATCTTGCTGAAAAGCTTGGTAGTAGAGCTGTAGCTCGCTTTGGCGAACTTACGGCTAAACGTAAAGCAGCAGAGGAAGAGCTTGAGAAAGTAAAACAATCATTACAACAAGATCCTTTGAAACAGGAAGCGGAAGATGTCCAAGACAATCCGTTTGACGATGTTCAGGATATTAAGTCATTACAAGAAAAGGCTAAGGAGATAAACGATATTATCGAATGGGCCGAAGATGTTTTATTTGAATCAGACGACTACTCCGCTCATGACGAAGTTACTGAGCTAGATGGCAAGAAAATGACTAAAGCAGAGGTAAGATCTGCTTTAAAGAATGCTCGTAAATCTAGGGATCTTTATCTTCCCGATCAACTCAAGAAAGTTCAGAGGAACGAAACTGCTGAGTCCCTTAAAAAGGAACTTGGCACTAAAGCCCTCCAAGAATTTGAATGGTTAAAGGAAGAGGATAATGAAACCAGGAAGGCATTTCTTGGCATTGCTGCAAACAAAGATTTGCAGAAAGTATACAAACAATACCCAGTGCTAGGAGCAGAACTTCCTTATATGCTTGCTCACGCAGTAGACAGTATGTACGCTCGCAAGGCTGTACCCAGTACTCCTGCTAAGGCAACTGGTAAACCCAAGATTAGTCCTCCGAAAACATCCGTTCCTTCTTCTGCTATGCCAGAACAAGGTCAACGAAAGTCATCTAAAGTACTACAAGATCTTACTTCACGCTTTAAAAAAAGTGGCAATAAAGATGACTTCATTTCATTACGAACCAAACAATTAGCTAGAAAATAATAAAATGGCATTCTCAAATACATACGACACAACTAATCCTGGTTCTGGTGTTTCCAATCGCGAAGACTTGACTGATGTCTTGACTATCCTCGCTCCTGAAGAAACTCCAGTCCTTTCCTCTGCTTCCAAGCAGAAAGCATCCGCAACGTTCGTTGAGTGGACGGTAGACGCTTTGTCTGCTCCTTCAACTGCTGGCATCCGTGAAGGTGCTGACGTTACTACGTTCACCGATCAGTTTGCAGGCCGCGCTCGTCTTGGAAACTACATCCAAAAATTCCGCCGCGACTACCAGGTTTCTGATCTTCAGGAAGCTGTTGACAGTGTTGGACCCGCTAAGATTGCTCAGGCTGAAGCTAAAGCTATCCGTGAACTAAAGCGTGACGTTGAAGCTACCCTTTGTGGTACGCAAGATCGTGCTGCTGAAGACGGATCTAGCACTGCTTACGCTTTGCGTGGTCTTGGTGACTGGATTGATTCCGCTGGTCCTACTGATGTTCCTTCTGGATTCCGCACTCCTGCTGACAGCATCCACGCTGCCGCTGAAGGTGCTTTTACGGAAACTGTGTTGAATAACCTCATCACTTCTATCTTCCGTGAAACGGGAACCACGAACAACCTCACGATGGTTGCTGATACTGCTGTTCGCCGCATTATCTCTGACTTCGCTCGCACTGCTGGCGTAAGCGGAACTGATGCAGACAGCGTTCGTACCGTTAACTACAACGGTGAGTCCGCTCAGATTAAGTTGAGTGTTGAGTTCTATCAGTCCGATCACGGAATGGTTTCGATTGTCAATGGCAATCCTGACTGTATGCCTGACACGACTAACAAGGACTACGCTTACTTGCTCAATCCTGAGTACTACGGCATCCACGAGCTTATCCCAATGGGATCGACTCGCCTCCCGAATCAGGGTGGTGGTGAGCGTGGCTACGTTGATTGCGCTTTGACCCTCGGTGTTTACCACCCACAGGCTCACGGCAAGATCGAAGAAGTTGCGTAAGCTTTTTGATCATATACTTCGGTTTTGGGGAGGTTGGGCCAATCCTGGCCTCCCCTTTTTTAAAATATGGAAATAATTACTAAGCTACCAAGATATTCGGACGGGGAAATAAATAAGGCTTT